GAGCCCCCACTTTAGAGGTTAAGCGTCCTGCGCCCAGGTCCCTTCGCCCCCACCTTTTTGTTGAGAAGACCGCTGAGGCTGGCGTCGTCTGCAAGATCCGACATCTCCGACTCGGTCAACGTGCTCATCGTCTCGAGACGATCAGCCAGGCTGGGGCCGCCGCCCATATTGAGGTCCAAGTCGTTCAACAGGTTGTCGATGTTGGAGGGTCCGCGCATAGAAGGACGCGGGCGCTGTTGTGCTTGCTGCTGTTGTTGCTGCTGCGGCTGCGGCGCCTCGCCACCCTTGTTACCGCCGCCGAACATGCCGGTGAACATTTTGCCGATTCCCATAGGATCCGCGCCGCTCTGCTGCATGGAATTGGCAGTTGCCGCGGCGAACTGCTTGGCCAGATCAGGATTCTGCTTCAGGACTTGCTCCATGCCCGGCATCGCCGACGACTTGAACATCGAGTTCGTCAGATGGAACATGAAGGCGCTGCCACCGAGCATCATCATCAAGCGAAGCTCCGGCGCCATCTGCGCCTTGCCCTTGTACTTGTCATGCAGCTCTTCGAACACCTCGTCGTACTCGTCGAGGTTCTCGTTGATGCTCTCGGACCACCCGTCGAGCTTGGCGCCCACCGGATCAAAGCGCGAGTTCAGCATCTCGAGACCCGTGACGGCTGTCACGAGGATGCGGCGCTGGAACTTGACGCTTGCGTCGACAGACCTCTCACGAGTGATCTTATCCAGCTCGGCGCGCATTTCGTCGAGATTCGATGAGACCGTGAATCGGCGCGGCAAGCGGATACCCTTGCGCTCGAGACGATCGAATTGGTACAGGATTTCTTTCTTTTGATTCATGATGTCCTCGTCAGATTGCATGGCTCTTGATTGCCAACCGTCCATTCCGCCACCACCACCTCCGCCGCCACCACCGCCTCCGTGACCGCGATCACTCATCGACTCGCTGAAGTTGTCTTCGGATCCAGAGCCCGAACCCGAGCCCGAGCCCGAGCCAGACCCGTAACCATAGTCATTGTTCATCCCTATCTCAGAGATCGAGCCGTCGGAAGAGCCATCGGTGCGTTTCTTAGGATTGATCAGCAGATCCATGCCAAACGGCATGCTGTCATGCACGGACAGATTCGGTGGCTGCGCCATGCGGCCCCCCGAGTGCATCTGAGACGAGTGCATCAGGTGCACAGGTGCGTCCGCGCTTCGCTGCATCTGCGGCTGCGAGCTGATGTCGATAACGTGCTTCGGGTTCTCAAGATTCACGACGATGTCATTTGTCCCTTGCATGCTAATTTAGAAGAGAATGTCTAATGTTGTCACAGAAACTTTAAGTAGTGATTGTAACGCGGCTGTAAGAACGAACATAAACATCGCCAAAGTATAAGCACATGCTCGACTGGGCTGATTTGCAGGCAAAAGTACGCGGTGAACCCGTGTTACTCCATCGAACCGCGGCTGTACAGGCCGCCTATGAAAGCGAGCGCGTTCGTTTGGGCGGCCTCTATGCGCGTTATTCCGATCACATCAAGATCAAATACATGCGATGGAAGGGCGTTTGCGGCAGCGGGGACGGGAGCGGCAGCTGCAACGACGACAAGCGCCTCGTGGCGGTGCGCACGCGCGGCAGCCTGACAACGTGTATGACGCACAACGAGTATCCTTACGACTTGGCGCCAGGCATCGAGCACTTTGTCCTGTGGTCGACGAAGCCGCCGCCGACCCCCGCGGCAATACAGAAGCTTGCGCGGCGTTTTCTTCGCACAAGGGGGCTCCTCGACCAAAGACAGTTCATCGCCAGAGTCAACAGCGACGCCGAGCGGTCCATCAAAGACTTGTGGCATTGCCACGTGTTCGTTGTCGCTGCTGCTACTGTTGCTGCTGCTTCATTGCGCTAAATGCCTTGACAATTTTATCTTTGTGATTGGTAACTGTTAGTTCCATGAAACTAGAACTCAAGAAGTTCGATATAACAAGTATCAAGGACGATAAAGTCATCGTCATGATCGGGAAGCGCGGTACAGGCAAGTCGTTTCTCATACAAGACCTCCTGTTCTATCATCAAAATATACCCATAGGGACGGTCATCAGTCCCACGGAACCCGCGAACAAATTCTTCTCAAACTTCGTGCCGAATGTGTTCATTCACGACGATTATAAGCCGAATATTGTCGAAAACTTCGTCAAGCGCCAGAAGCTCGTCGTCGACAAGATGAATCAAGAGGTCGGCCTATACGGTCAGACGCGGATCGACCCACGCGGTTTCCTCATCCTCGACGACTGTCTATATGACAACTCGTGGACCAAGGACAAGAACATCCGCTTCATATTCCAGAACGGGCGCCATGTCAAGTGCATGTTCCTGTTCTCCATGCAATACCCTTTGGGTGTGCCGCCAAACCTGCGAACCAACATCGACTACGTGTTCATCTTGCGCGACAACATCGTGCAAAATCGCAAGCGAATCTACGATAACTATGCCGGCATGTTCCCGACGTTCGACTGCTTCTGTCAGTGCATGGATCAGACGACGCAGAATTACGAATGCCTGGTGATCGACAACACGTCCAAGAGCAACCGGCTCGAAGACGTCGTGTATTGGTACAAGGCCGAAGCTCATACGGGCTTCAGGATCGGCGCCTCGCAATTCTGGCTCAACAACAATCCTGTCGGGAATCGCAATCGCGCCGACGAGGATGAAGAGGAGTTCGATGGGAATATGGGTCGCGGAAAATCCAAGGTGATCATCAAGGTGAACAAGGTGTACTAAGGAGTGGTCTCGACGGCCATGGGTGTTGGTGGTGGACGGAACGTCATGTCCTCGACTTCCATATAGTCATGCACCTCGAACTCTGCGACCGTCCTGAAATCTTCGGCGTCCGCCTTTCCTTTTTTCATCTTTTCCACATACTCTGCCCGAGACTTGGTGAAATAGTGGTAGATGCACGCGACGTCCTCCGTGCCAAACGGGTTCGAGCGCCCGACTACGGGGCGCCGGTGACAGTCGACGGACGCCGGCGCCCCATCGAAGACCTCGACGCTACTGCAATCGTTGATGCGCGCGACGTGCGGCAAATACGCGACGGTCTTCACGAACTCGCTCACGCCTCTGGCGCGAAACGTGAACCTGTAGCGCACTGGCTCCGAGCTATACTGCGTGTGTCCGCTGCTCCCGAACATGACCCAGTTCAGCGTCAGAGCTCCACCGTAAGGGCAGACGTCCATGACAAGGTCGCGTACGCATCGGTGCTTGCGAAGCACCATGAATTCGTCTATATCTAAGAAGGCGCACCACGAATGCGTGTGACGCAACCGTGTCACGCAGTCGGTATACGCAGGGATTTGACGCAGCTTGCCTGGGAAATGAATGATCGTGACGTGTCCTAGGTACGCATACGGCAACGCCTTCAGGGTGTTTTCCAAACTGTTGTCGTATATGAATATATGGTCGAAGCCGATTTCCAGGTGGTATCTGACCCATTCGTCTATGTATGCGTCTTCGTATAACGCGATCGCGCACAATATAACACTCGGTGCGTTTACGCTTTGCATTTCTGATGAAGCAGATTTTTTGCAGAAAAAGAATGATGCGATGAGGCACTACAGATTACGCCGGTCAATCTTCATGTCTCGCCCAGAGGTCCTGTGATACCATTCGTCGTCGCTGTTAAAGACGGATGATACCTTGGACTTGAACTGGTCGTCGAAGAGCTGCTCTTCGTAGTATGTTCGGGGGACGAATCGATATTCGACGCGAACGTCGTTCTTTATTTCTTGGTATCGTTCTTCGTAAATGCCGTATATGATCAGGATGATCCCTGTGAGAAGTAGCCCGAAGAATAGCCACAGCATGTCGTCTACTATACGCGAACACTAATTGTCGGCCTCTTTTCGGCGCATCCACGGATCCTCGGAGGTGATAGCCAGCTCTTCGACGGACACCTCTGACGACGCGGGCTGATCCTGAGGCGCCTCGGCAGTAGCAGCGTTTTTGGACGCGGCCACCTCCTTCAGCTCGTTCTTGCGTTGCTCGTAGAAGGCGTCCTTTGTAAGCTGATTGTCGTTGTATTTCTTCATCATCGTGTTGAGCGCAGTCTCGCCGTACTCCTGATCCTGAATTTCGTCTGGATTAGGAGCCCAAGGACACCAGCAACCCACTTGGGCGATGTAAATGTTATGAAGAGAGTCCGATGCCTTCAGCGTCTCGCAGCGCTTCTGGGCCTCGCGAAGGGTGTCATATACGCCGCGAACCTTGATGCCGCGAATCGAGGTCTGGAAGTTGTTCTCTTCGAAGTACTGCTTCTCGAGATCGGTGGCGCCGTTGATGAATTCTTGGAGTTTGTACGACATTTCGGAGGGCTGGAAGAAGTGGCGATACTGATCCATCGTATAATTGAGGCCGTCCAAGTCCTTAGGATACCGGACCTTGAGGTCGGCGAAGAGGGTGTTGAGATCTTTAGACAAGGTCTCATAAAACTTCTCGAGGAAGAAGGCCTCTTTACGCTTGATGACCTCCTCTGGTGACAAGAAGGACAGGCAGACGTAATTCTGACCGCGAATGGATGGATCCTGTTCAAGGAAATCCTGTTGAGAGCATGGAACGCGTGAAGAAGACATTGGGGTGAATGACTAAGGCGACGGCGCCTTATATGCCTTTTCCGCGCCGCCTTTGAAATAAAAATTCTTTCATTAATATATAAACCATGGATTCTGACTCAAACTACTCTTTTGACGTCCGCGAGTTCGTCACTCGCCTCCTGAAGTACTTCTTCGAAGGTCTCGTCGTCGCTGTCGCGGCGTACGCCATCAACGGAAAACGCACCAACGTCGGTGAGGTCGTCCTCCTCGGCCTCGTCGCCAGCGCCACCTTCAGTCTGCTTGACCTGATGGCCCCCTCCGTCGGCGCCTCCGTGCGCACCGGCGCCGGCCTCGGTATCGGCCTGAACTTGACCAGCGCTGCCGGTGGTGGCATCCCCTCGCAGATGGTGCGCATTCGTTAAACGTGCTCACTTGTAAAAGTACCGGTATGTTGAATAGTCCCAGTAGTGATCGTCGAGCGTACCTTTGTGGTAATGATCATAAGTCTCTTTGGATTTCGAAGAGTCCTTTTTTCGCAGACGAAACAGGTTAAAGTCGTATTGTACACTGTTTCCTAGCATGATGACCGCGATTTGGATATTGTCGTCTTCGACCCGTTGCTCTCGACGCGTGGGCGATTCACAGGCGTTTCGCAGCTTGTAGCGAGTGTAATATCCTAGTGAGCCGATTTTACGAGGCTGTGGGCGCATGACGTAAGAGAGGTGCTCGTAGTCCGCCTTGTTGAGCTTGTAGTATATGCCGAAGCTGCGGCGAATGTGAACGTCTGGGACGTACTCCATGATATGATGTACGAGTTCGTATGGTATGAGATGGGCCATTTTGTAAAGCAAAAGGCGGTGGTGGTGGGTGTGGCGGCTATCATTTTTTGATAGCATTCTTTCATGCCATATACAATTCATTCGAACGCCATGCATCGACGAATGAAGTCATCCAGCTGCCGACTTTCATGGGTGGGCGGGGGTGGCTCTCGTCGCCGTCGTTAAAGGACACCTCAAATACATTCCGCTTTCCGAGATCTGTAACGAACGTGCATAGATGCACCGATGATATATCACACAGCGCCAGCGTCGTCACGGGTGTGCGCGTTGCACTGGCGTTGGCGCTCGCGTTGGCACTCGCATAGACGTTGCACGTACTGTCTGTTACGATTTGCATCGCTGCGCCAACATTGTTCGCTTCGACTGCCCAAATGACTTCTTTGGCGGCATCCGTATCCTGCAGCCTTTGGGCATGTACGTACCAGGCGCCTGTATCGTCTGAGAAGATCGATGCATGGTCGGCGACGAACCACGCGGAATGACTGTGAACGATGATGGACGATGTCTGCATTGCGTATCGATCCATGGGCTATTGAACGCGGCCCTCATTTTTTAACAATGTGTCTACATCGCGTCGAAGAGATACTACCTCTTGCCTAAGCTCATCAATCATCCTATTAATATTCAACATGATCTCGAGTTTAACCAATTCAACGTCTGCTGCAGAGTTACTCGCTTCTTTACGGTAGCCCTGCATTTCTACGATGGTTTGTAATTGATCGACCCTTTGATTCAGAATTGATTGCTGCTTGATTATGGTGTTCATGTGTGGATATATTTATCGAAATATTTTTAATATGCAAATGCACTTCTGGTGAGAAGTCACTAAAGTCCCACACTATATTCCCCTCGGAAGTCGCCTTTACTACGACATTGACACGCGAGAATGTGCCTTGTTTACAGCCGTTCAACCATTTCACATTGCCGTTGATACTCCATGGGTTTGAAATGACAGCAGGTATTTCGGAGATAAATCGAATATCGAATGAAACTATGACATATTTGCCATTGAAAATCGAACTATACGAAAACCCTTGACGAATCGTCGCACAGGGCCGTTTTATGAATGCCCATGTTTTCGTGATCCCGCAGCCTTTCATCATAGCGCCATACGATTTATACAACACATGCCAAAGCAAACCGTTGATGTTAAACATTGGCGTGAATCTCGAGTATAATTCCCTATTGAACAAAATGTATGGCCTGTCATGTGTGATACTGGTATACATATGTTTAGTCATGTACTGAATGCTTGATTCAGGCAGGTAACCATTGAGTCGATGCTGTAAATCACATCGAATATTCGATGATATTGTATCCAACATTAATGACAAGTGACTCCCTCCGAACACGATCAATGTATCGTCGACGCCGCCATCATGCGTCTTACATGTAAAATTGATCTTGGATTCGTCATATGGTAACTCTAGAATACCCACCTTCATATTGATGTCAAACCGCGTCATAATTACAAGGTCGTATGTCTTGACTTGTCTTGCCAGTGTCTCTAGCCCTTTACTCATCATATACATCACATACGCATCACCGATCGGTTCCTTGACGATTTCTAGTTCAACGGGTTTGTACAATTCTCGCAGTGCGTTCATGTGCGCATGCTCATAGGTTATACCGTATACATCTACGTCCATGCCGGCATATCTCATAGGTTGAAGCAGCATGGCGTTTATATTTTCAAAATTATCTCGAAAGTCGATGGTGTACTTGATTTTTGAAAAATGCGTATACGTTCCATAACTGATTCCTCTAAGCAAAACTGCGACGGTCTTAGCATTTCGTGAAGGCAATTTGAACGACTCGGGCGTGCTAGTCAGTATCTTTATAGATGGGGTCGTGCTTATTAATTTATAATTTTCCGAGTATCGACCTTCATTTTGCACACTGTAACAGAACACATTGTTGCTTGACAATACGGCATGTAAGATGGCTTCGTCGCGGATCGATTTGTCATCATATTTTGCCCAAAAATGTTCGGGACAACGGTCCACGAAGAGATGCGTCATGTCCACGAATTTTACACGAGGATAGTCATCTTTATTGGTCCAGATCCATGAGTAAAGTAGTATTTCGACGAAGAAATAGGAGCTCGTTTGGGTAATTATATCCTTCTTGCACTGCGAATATAGATCATCGATCATATCTCTTTCGAAGATCCACTGATAATGAAACACTAACCCTATCCATGGTATTGGTTCTTTTGCATTTACGATGTTTGATGCGATTGACAAAGCGGCTGCTTGCGTCGGATTTGCAGTCTTGTGCGCGTAAAAAATGTTATCTGTAGAGTACACTTCTTTTGACAAGTGACAATCTCTTATGAAATACGTTTCGCTATCCGTCAAAAATATCCTACAGCCCTTCTGAGTTTCTAGCATGCCACATAATTTCTTAAACGACTGGAACGTTTCCTTGCCATATGCCTTTAAAAATGCCCCTTCTTCGATTTCGTGAAAGTATTTCTTCATCAATACAGTGAATGAATGTATGCAAATGAACGTGTGTGGGTATTTATCAATACACGCTGCAAATAGGTCGACTTCTGAATCGCCGACGACCAAATGAATCGTCGTGATAGCCAGATCCTTATTATATTTAGAATGACTTTCTAGAAACCGCTCTACTTCTGAAAAATGGCCCTTGAATGATGGAATGACTATATTGACGGCCATATTTACACCTTACAACATAAAAATGTATGAGGTTTACTAAATGGCGTGTGCATTTGTCATACCTGTATGCCCTCGCCATTATCATTATATATACACTGTTCTCGAGAAGGCTAATAATGCATTAGATTTACACCTCATATTCACAAATCAAGAAGATTACATGGCATTTGAAGCAAAAGATCGAATACACCCTATAATATTACCGGAATGCGTCCACACTGACAACATAGTAACATACAAAAAGTTTTACGCGTTGCAACATCACCTTCAGACTAACACTGCCTACGAGTATTTCATTGTGTGTGATGCGGAAATCGACATCGTAGCAAACAATTTCAACCATGCACATATCGCCGCCAAATGTAAAGAGGTCTTTGACAAAAGGGTTGTATATGGCGGCACCATCACTGACTCCAGAGTTCGAAGGATCATAACAGATAGCGCGTCTCTAGTCAAAGGCGACCATTCGTGCATCGATACTTCCATTTACACATGGTGGAGTGATCTACCTGTATATAAACGCGACACTCTTGAACACTTCTTCCAACTAATTGATTATGCGAACTTATCCTGGTTCCATTTTGATCACATTGTGTATCAGAGTTATCTTGTAATGTATCATGGATTCAAAACGTGCAACGTTTCTTCTTTCATAAATCTGAAGTGGAGTCTCGAATCATATGTGGCGCCTAATATGACTGAATTGACAATCCTGAAAAACCTTGGATATGGGTTTGCATGGGTATCACCATATCTGTTTAAAAAATACGATGCGTTCTTGATCGACGCAGGGGCGGTTATATTGTATCACATGGACCGCCGTTACGGTTGAACCAGTTCCTCAAGGTGGGTCACGTCGATCAATGTGGCGTACTGCTGAGCCTTACATGAACTATGCAATGGCAATAACGTGTATATGTGAGAGTATGCGATGACCTGAACGGCTGTTACATAGGCCTCGCCATAACACGACGCGATATGATCGAGCAAAGCCTGCTGCATCATACTCTTCGACGTTATTGATACGTATTTTTGGTGCATGATTTCGTCGTATCCTAGAAGACTCTGATAGATCTTAGCATAGTCATACATGACGTCGCCCCAAATTGACAGTGTGTCTCCCAGCATCCCACGCATGTCGATAAACTTGAACCCGGCACCTTCTGTCGTCATGATTACATTTGATAATACAGGGTCACCGTGAATCATACCTATTATAGCAGCGTCGTTTGCACGATACTCGTCGAACCATGTCTTCAGTGCGCGTTCGATGCGCGATGATGCGGGGTGGATGTTGTTTTTTCGATGTTCGAGACGAAACTGATAATGATCATACGGATTGACTATGCAGCCCCTTTCTGGGGCATTTTTATGTATGCGTCCGAGCACATCACATAATCTGGTTATTGTACGGCATGTCATATCACCATTGACCAACTGAAAAGATAGGTTGATGCCATGAACGAACTCTATGCGGTAGCCGGTGTTTTCGAGACCGATGAACTCGGGAAATAGATCGATGACGCTATACGGGATTGATCGATAATAATGTATCTCGCCTTTGATAGCCACTGGATCACCCGTCTTGACGATCGTTTTGCCTGAAAACTCAATATTGTTAAAGCTGCGAGGAGGCACTTTGTTCATGTAGATGCCTAGCGCCTTTTCCAAATTACAACTCGCGTTGACGGCTTTGTCGTCTATATAAAAATCGGCGTAAGGCTTTCCAAAATACAGCTCGTCATACGGAATATCGAGGTCCTTGAGAGTTTGTATCGTGACCAGCGCTGCATCCTTGGTGGCGGCGCCTTCACATCCTCGGTGCGTCTTCATTCGTCGAGCTGTATGCAATATTATCGTGTGCCCCATGCTTTTCAGGTATCGCAAGTAGTCCACGTTCCTATGGATTGCCTCGGGTGATTCATATTGCCGGATTCCGTCCAGCGTTTCACACATCATCAATGTGTCGTCTATATCGAAACAGATGCGCAATGGCGACGGAGCGTCGTCTTTGGATAAACAGGCTTGTTTCAATTGATCAGGTGTACCGACGCACTCGAAAGCAGCTATATCGATCAAAATCGGGCGTATGGGAATCCCGGCGGCGACCATATGGCCAATTACACATGAAGTGTAGTATTCGCCTTTGTACTGAATTTTGCCGGCAATGACAGCGTCGCAATGCGCCTTCAATACAGTCGAGTTTGGAAATACATAGCAGCCAGTGTTTGCATACTCTTCCGTGCCTTGCGGAAAGTGCTCCTTTTCACGGATGGCGACGACTTTGCCATCGTTGACTTGTATGTAGGAGTAAATGGGCTCCGTGGTTTGACTACGAAAACAGACGACTCCGCCGTCGGCAGCATCGGCGGCCAATGTATTTTCGATCATGTCGATGATAGGGCATCGATATAGAGTGTCGCAGTCAAACACGGTTACGCGTCGTGTATCGGCGAGACGGTTTGTACTTAGAAAACAGCGTAGCGTGTCGGCTGCACCATCCGTGGTGTGATTGAGTTCGTGAAATACAAGCGACGGCCCAATAATGGCGCTCTTTATAAGTTCTTTGAAGCCGTAATTTCGGAGCTCTTGACTGAATATAATGATTAGCGTGTCTATCGGACGAGGGCGTATGCTGTGTATGACTTTTAAAATCATCGGTGTACCTTGAATGTTTATAAGTGGTTTGGGTGCTGTATAACCATGACATGCAAATCGCGCACCCACACCACCTATTGGTATGATGATATCCATGCGTTGTGTGCGTTGTGTTAATATATACGATTAGAATTATTCACGCATTGTATGACAAAAATAAGGTTGTGAGCCACCTATATCGATCGTATCAACTGCCATTGCAGCTCTTCGCATATCTTGGCCCAAATCTGCTCCTGTTGATGGAGTTTTTCGCGATTCTTGAGCAGCGGAAAGTAGCACAGATACTTGTCTTCGCCGAGCAATTGAAGCATCTTGTGTATCGAATACGAGTAGGAGAGGAAGTTTTTCCGACCTACAGGAGAGTGCTTGAGGAAGGGCACTTGGATCTGCTCAAACATGTTGCGCAATTTCTCCTCCAACTCCGGCGACAGATATTGATTCGGAATCCCCGTGATTCTATAATAAATATATGGCGTGTGCTCGTACAAGCGATTGGCCTTGAGCTTCTTCAGAATCTCGCGGATCTTGGCGTGACTGAGCTCGGCCATGTTGGTGATCTTGAGCTTCTTGATCTCCAAAAGGATGCTGTTGAAAATCTCCTCCGGAATATCGGTCGTCTCTTTCCCTTGTATCTGGTTCAGCCATTCATTGAAGTGGTTTTTGCGCTTGTAATTCAAGTACGAAATCTCCTTCTGCGGCTCCTTGTAAGACGGCTTGTCATTGTCGATGACGATAATGCGGACAGTGTAGCAGTCGTTGCAATAGATCATGCCTTCTTGAATGAGCATGGTCGTGTCGCTCGATTGACAGTATTCGCATATGCCGTCGTCCTCGCCGTCGTCGGCCTTGACATAATTGGCGTCGGTGGCACACAAGTAGCGGTCATAGAGGAGGCTCTTGTTTTGAGAGTCGATGTCGCGATACGCCAGCGTGAGCTGCGGCGTGGCGCAGTCCTCGGATGACTTGTCGAGCGTGGACATGGACGGGGCCGGGGACGGGAAAGGCGGAGAGGATGGCTGGGTCGCCGAAGACGCCAAGCGTGCCCGCTCGCTCATGGCGAAAAAGTCGAGAATGCTCTTGCCGCCGCTCGACGAGGTGGCTGCGCTCGCGGCGGCGCTCGAGCCTGAGCCGGCGCCTGCTCCCCCCGCATGCGGCTGGGGCTTGGCCGCGATGCGCTCCCGCTGGGTGGCCTGATTCTCGACGGCATCATAGTAATTGTATAGGATCTCGGCTGTCTTGGTGTAGTAGTCGACCTCGTCTTCGTAGATGGTCGTCGTCGCCGAAGCCAGAGACTGTATGAGGGTTGCGAGTTCGGCGTCTTCGGCGTCGGAGCGGTCCTCCTTTTCTTGGAGGGCCACGATTTTTCCCTGCAGGTCGGCTATATTGCATTTGTCATAGAGCGCCTTGAATTGGTCGACGCGTTGTTGATGACAAGAGTCCAACGTAACTTGGCGCTTTTCGTAGCTACATTTGCGCTTACTGCTCTTGGATGGTGCTCTACCCTTCATATTATGGTTAACTGGTACCGAATGTGTTTAAATCATGGTGCGACTTGGGGGAGAGTGAAGTTTTTATATCTATTCCCACGCAATAACTTCATCGGACCCGCTACACACTCAAAGGCTTCATTCGCAGCCGCCTCCGCTGGACAGCGCCTTTCCCAGGAACCCAAGCCTCTTCTTTGTCGAAGGACTGTATTTTATGACTTTCGTGACCACCTGCGTTTTTCATACATACGACTACGCTCCCATCCTAATAAGACCATACAAACCCCTTGAACACACTGCTTTCATCAATCACCTTTTTGAGCGTGATTCGCGACGCTTGATATTCCTTCTGAACATCTGCGATTGAATTGTAGGTTTTTATCAAGGCGCGAGTGATCGGGTGCAGCTGTTTAACCGGGACTGCGTTGCATCTTGCTGGTTCGTTTGGCAACTCGGAATGCTGTAGATAGGCGGACTTCAAATCTTCGGAACAATCGTCATAGTAACAGAAATAGTGCCCGGAGCACAACCTATTTAGCTTGATGGCTTGCGATATTGCTGCCGCTGAGCTAAACTGCCTAGCTTTTCCAGCGGATTTTTGGTCGGGGAACACTTGGACGATATGCGCCCTATCGATGCTGAGCATTGCAACAAGACCCGAATTCTGAAGGCGTACAGCTTTGCTCTCCCCAATATCTTGAATCGTGGTATCATCTTTGCTCCTTTCAAGAAACATCCATCTATGACCGCGATAGATCGTGTTATTAATGATCGAATTTTTAATGCCGCTGTCAGATGAGCCTTCTTCTTTCCGCGTAGCATCACGCATACCATTGAATGTGGCTACAAGCTCACCGTCGAGCGTATACTTCTGAACCTTATGACCTCTAGAATTCATCCGACGTTCGTTGATTGTGAACGGAATTGGCTGCGGGACCTCTTCAACAGTCACGAGTCGCTCGATAACTTGGGTAGGGGGTATAGTGGCTTGTAGCTTGATGATTTCTAACTGTGTATCGAGTATTTTTTGTTGTTTTTCTGCTAATTTGATTTGATCCGCAAGTCCCCTGTCGTCGTCGAAATCTCTCACCTTCGAGTTGATGATTGCAGCTACTTCCGCATAAAAGTCTTTCGATATGCGAAATGTCTCAGTTGAAACTGCGTCGTTGATGGGTTCGGTGTATGCATAATTGGTGATTGATGGATGCTTCAATATTGCAGTTTCTAGCGCGATATGCCGGTTGCATGGGAAGAAATCCATCAACATGAATGCTCCAAACGTATTTTTGAGAGTAGTTGCACTCAACTCCAAATCACTGGTATTGCCAATCTTGATTACGATAGTATCGTCATCAAAATCTAGAACTTTGCCTGCATAAACGCCATTCATATTGCGATTCATTTCAACGATAGTTTTGTGACGAGTAAGCTCAATATTTTGTTCGCATTCTTTTTTGTTTTCTTCAAGCTGTTGTTTCAGACTGTTATCAGCTTCATACCGGCCGGTCAGTCGAATCTCTCTGATTACGGTCGCCACCCACTTCTGAAATTTGCGAGCGACAGGCTTGCGTGACATTCCCAAGAGGCGATACAGACCCATTTCAGTAAGGAACGTAATGTCTTGCGTTCCGCCAGGGGTATCCATACTACGTATAACCTTTTCGTCATCATCAAACTTACCAATTGTTGTATGTATATTCACAATCCCGAGTATTTTGCCAATCTGATTGGCTTGAAACAAAGGGAGGTCATGTGTTCCTTGAATGTTGATCTCTGCAGTATCTTCATTATCGGCGAAAGCTTTGACAATATCCATTGTCTTCTGCTTAAAATAAGTGGGATGTCCTTAAATGCTTTTAGGCGGTGAACTACAGGTATTCAAATGAGATAGTCTCATTTGTTTTCATATCATGTTCCATAAAAAGCCTTTGCAAGGTGTTTTATTTATGAAGGCTTTCTTGATACATTTCGGGGTTATTCCAGACTTTTTGTATACATCTACTAGCGTCGTGTACTCTTCCAACACGGCTCCTGTATTCATATCAATGCGTTGCACCCGTGTACCTTTTGGGTTTGGAACTGGACCAGGTAAGGATGCTCTTGACAAGTACTCGTTTTGAATATATGGTGCCAGTGTATCCCAATGTTGCCAGTGATAGCCTGCAGTTGTGCTTCCACTTCTCAAAGCTAAGCTAATGCACGCTTTTGTCCGTGATACGAATGTACCCGCTTCGCTTTGAGTGTTAAACACCTTTTCTACTAGATCCGTATTAATATTTAGCATAGCTACCAATTCACCTGTTGTTTTTGCAATTGCTTTTGTTGTTTCACCGATGTCCTTTGATGCATAAGGTTGTAGATCGTCACGATCTACTAAAAACCATCTATAACCTTTGTATATTGTCTTATGCTTAGCAGCATATTTAATAGAACTAAAGCTCGCAGATTCCATTTCGATTGTGGCTTGAAATAAACCTTCGAATACCTTTACAACCTTTGTCAGATCAGACGGGTTGTATATTTGAACTTTGGGACCTACTGCCTTTCTTGTTACGGCGTGTGTTGGTACTGGAAATGGTACTTCTTCATGAGCAGAGTCTTCTTCATCGGTTGTTTGGTCATTGTTGACAACAGGAGGTGGCGTATCTACATCACTAGTTTGCACAACAACGGATGCAGATTCTTCATCGGTTGTTTGGTCATTGTTGACAACAGGAGGTGGCGTCTCTACATCATCACTAGTTTTCACAACAGCGGATGCAGATTGAGTGAATTTTGTAGTCTGCGGTAGTACTGTGGATAATAGATTCGCCAGCTCTGTTGGTCGGTCCTTATAAATGTGAAGCAGGTCACTTACACATTGCAATCGCATTTTTTCGTTATGAAGTTCTAACTCGCGCATGCTCCTTTCCTGATCTTCAATCGATCGATGGTAAAAGTTGCGTACTTCTTTCTGCATCCTCAATTTAATGCTTCTCAACTTTTTGTCATTCTCAACTAAGAATGTTTCAGTTGAATACACTTTATCATTGATCAATTCATTATAGCGAATGCTTTGGAATATTTCATGTACTTTCTTTTCAAATACGAAATGTTCTCCACAAGGAAATACTTCAAGAACCTTTACAGTGGTACCCATGGCAGAATTAATCTTGTTTACCCTCTCACGTAAATCAGATGTTGAACCAATTTTTATTACAAATTTACTCTCTGACAGTCTAGTAATAAATAATATGTAGACAAGTCGTACGTTGCTATATCCTGCTAGCAATGCATTGTGCCGTTCCCATTCAGCAGACTGTTTTACTTCTTTCATTGTTGCGCCGAGCAATGTGAGTTGTTGTTTGCTTTCAATTAAACACTGTTCTGTATAAGCATGTAATATTTCTTCCATTGTCAAATAATACTCGCGGACTTTATCAGCTTTTTCTGTTCCTGCTTTCATGCATAATTTTTTGAATGTTTTTACTGTCATCAATGTTTTTAGTTTGTTATGTCCACCATGTTGTGGCAAACTTGCTCCACCGGCGGGTGGAGCAAGCCGTAACTGGTCGATTATAATTAAGTCAGTCGTTGAGTCAATCGTGTTTCTTTCAACATAGTCAATCTCTATTGTACACGTTTTCTTAAGAAGACGCTTCAATGGGTCTACACGAGAGAAACCCATCCATTCCCAAACATGGTCTAGATCAACTACGAATGCTGCATCATCCCTTCCATAGTCAAGGTACAATTTGAAGCTGTTGACAAAGAGCTGCTGCTCTTCTGTATTCATGCGTTTATGCATGAATTCCATGAGGTTGCTATCATTATGGTATGATACCGCTTGCATTGTACTAGTTATTCTTCAACTGTTACATGACTATTGTATGTTGTCTTTAAATAGTTTTTGGGTGCTCGTCCTTGAGAACGCACTGTTCATTGGACAATAATATGCCGCCAGACCGCCTGCATAACCATAATCTAAAATGGTTTACATAAAAATGATAGTTACTAAACAGCAATTGTGCTGCCCAGTGTTTAGTTGGAGTCTCTTTGTACCTTGAGTTTCCCCAAGGGATGGACTGTATCTTAACCCGACTCCAGGTGCTTAGCCTTTCATCATCGAGCGATTACCGTTCAGTCTCTGGCGGCGAACCGTAGACTAGCAAAGCGTCTTTAGGTTCTAACCATGCGGGTTGCCCAATCTTTGAGATTATTACGATACCAGAGTTCATTATTCTCTGCCATGGTACGCTTTCGCATATCCACTTCGTACTCAAAGCTCTAAGGGTGTTCCCGAACAACAAGTAATCTTGCAATTGGACAATCATCCAATCACTAGCTATTGATCTTTTTACAGGGATCTTACCGATTTTCCTGTCATCATTGCCTGTTTGATGACAGCGGATAGCTTTTCTGCGCACGTGTTCCCAACTAAGAATAAATAAATTTATTCAACTGTACGCGAGACCGCCCCGGTCTTTACCCCCATGCTTTCACATGGGGCCGGAATATACCTTAAGGGATCACTGAGGATTGTATTCCTCTTACCCCCAAAACCATCTATTCTCTGAACCTTCACCCGGTCCGATACAACACGGACTGTGGGTGCTTGGCTGCGGATTACCCAATCTTTAACGTTTTTACTATGCCCGTGGTCATTACCCAGGGT